GTTAAGTGTTTATTAGAAGATGCTAAAGCGTCAAAATTAGCACAAAAAGAGAAGGATAAAGCGCTTAAATTAGCGGAAAAAGAGAAAGAAAATGCGATTAAATTAGCGGAAAAAGAGCAAAAGAAGGCACTAAAAAATAAGAAATAGATATAAATAGATATAAATAGATTATAAATATAAATAAAAAAAGGGTTGCCATTAAGGAATGTAAAATTATGTTATAGCTTATAAGAGCAAACATGATAATCCCTTTTTTATTTTTATTTTTATTTTTATTATATTTATTATAAAATATATAATAAATATTTTTATCGCTTTTTTTAAGTAGCGTAAGCCAAACCGCAGTTGCCGCCAATAAATATGACTTGATTGATACGTTCTTCGAACAAGGTCATATTAAAGTTGTAATCATAAATGCGCCATGTAGGTTTATTAACACCGATAATATTGCCGGTTGCAGGATCACAAATAGTCAAACTTTGTGCCAAAGGATCTAATGGTGGAATAATTGTTGTAAATTCTAGTTCAATCTGATTAAAACGGCTCATATTTATTGCTCCAGATGGCTGTAAATCGGCGTTGTTAGAATGCAACCCAAAATTATAACAGTACAACCCGGGTGGAGCATTACCGCTGGTTCTAGTATATTTTTCAATGTAATTATATATGCCAGCAGGCTGCATATTTTCTCTGTAAGAGCCATCTAACAAAATACCTAAGACAAGCAAAATATATTTGTCATTTTCTGGTGTATAAGTTGGTGTAATTAAAAGACCAGTTAAGTTACCGTTAGGATTTACGCCGGGCCCGATGGGTACAGCAATCAAATTACCGGAGGCATCTGTTCTATAAATAATATATGGTCCGGATGAGGGGGCTGGTATAACATCTTGAGGCATATAATTATAAGGCCAATTAGTATAGTTAGACCATTCATTGCGTAAATTAACGTCGGATCGCTGAAAATAAAACATCCAATTGGAGACCATGCCCAATGAGTCAAGGTTGACTTTATTAGCGCCGGTAACATTGTAAAATTTCTGCTCATGAACTTGTTTAATTAAATATTTTTGTTCTTCAAGTGCAAAAACACGTTCTTCTTCATTAGATAAAAAGCAATAAGTACAATTTAAATGAACATCTGCATTCCATAGACTTCTTTGATCAGAATAAGAATCGATGCCAATATTAATATCGGGAGGAGGTTGTAAGAAACGATAAAATTGCATATACCATGAATTAAAATTAGGTGCAATATATGGGAAATTAAAAGTAGAGTCGAAAACATCACGAATTTGGAATAGTTCATTAATAGGTCTTAATGTGATATTAATATGCAATTCATTGTACTGTAATGATGTTAAGGGGAAAGCCATTTGACTTTTAAGCCCGAACCAATTATTTAATGGAATGTATAAAATGCGGCCTCTTATAGAAGGTTCAGGACCGGCAAGTGCATCAGAAAAATAAGCATTAGGGTAAGAGTTAACACGAGAGCCAGCATTAGCGGGATCATTAATTTCAGGAATATTGCCGATCATTTCATTAAAAAGATTTTTTTTTTGGCCAGTAAAATCACGCTGAACGGCAGCTAACAAATAGTCGCCAGAATATTCTTGAAGAGTGAAATTACCGCATGTGATGCTAATTTTAGAGATCATTTTTGCTCCTAAATTTTGTATCCACTTAAATTCATAAGGAACCCAATTATCACTATTGATGTTTTGATTATTATTGCTTAAAATAATGTCATTATTAGGATCTTGTGGAGGTAAGATAGGGCTCCAAATGTTAGGAAGAATGACAGAAAGATAACAATCCATTAATAGGTCAGCATATCGAGGGATTTTGAATGTAAATGTGGATTCTTCAGATAATCGTAATGTTTTAGAGCCTTCGAAGTCGACCCTGAATTTTTGTAATCCGAAGTTGGTATACTGGACAAACGTGGATTTGAAGAATGTTTTTGAAGGGTTACCATTTAAAATAATGTTTTGTTGCCCTTGGGCTACTAATTGCATTAAACCGCCGGCCATAATTAGTATATATTGTTATTATTTTTTTAATTCTTTATTTGATGATATAATAAATTAGAATAATAATGAAGGATATAATATTATATTAATATAAATATATGTCAACTGCTGCAGATAAATTTACAGAAGGAATGAAGACATTAACAGAAATGAAAGATGATACAGTATTAAGAGCGTTATCTATTATAACAATGACAGTAATGTTTATAACACTGGCAGTATATTTTTATTTTTCGGGAACATTATTTTCAAGTGGGTTAAGAGCTAGGGATTGTAAATATATGGATACGATGTTTGGATCATTAAATGGTAAAATAAAATCAGTAGATCCGAATAATGAGATGTATCAATATTCACTTAGAGATTATTATATTAAATCGGCATATAATGCATGTTCTGGAGGTAATTATAAAAACGGATATGTAGATACGTGTACATTAAAAAATTTAATTAAGCAAGGGGTAAGAGGGTTAGATTTTGAAGTATATTCAATTAATAATCAGCCGGTTGTGGCGACATCAACATCAGATAATTATTGTGTAAAAGAAACATTTAATTCAGTACAATTTAGCGATGTGCTAAATGTAATAAGAGATTATGCATTTGCGAGTTCAACTGCGCCAAATCCATTTGATCCAATTATATTGCATCTTCGTATGAAGAGTTCAAATCAAGAAATGTACTCAAATTTTGCAAAAATGTTGGAAGGTTATAATGAGATATTGATGGATAAAAGATATAGTTTTGAGTATTATGGTAAGAATTTTGGAACAGTAAAATTGCCAGAATTGGAGGGGAAGATAGTAATAGTAGTAGATAGAAGTAATTTAGCATTTATGGAGTCGGAGGCATTTCATGAATATGTGAATATGACGAGTAATTCAATTTTTATGCGAGCGTTGCATTATTATGATATAATAAATACTCCAGACATGGTAGAGTTAATTGGATATAATAAATTGAATATGACGATAGGGATGCCGGATAAAGGGTCGGATCCACCAAATCCAAGTTCATTAACGATGAGGACTTATGGAGTACAAATGTTGGCAATGCGGTATCAAACAGTAGATACAAATTTAGAAGAGAATGATTTATTTTTTGATGAAGCGGGGCATGCGTTTGTTTTAAAGCCGGATAAGTTGCGTTATATTCCAGAGACAATCCCTGCACCACCGAAACAGGATCCGAGTGTATCTTTTGCGACACGTACGATAAGTTCGGATTTTTACAAATTTGAGATTTAATTTAATGACAGAAATTTAAATACTAAAAAGTTTTTGCTTAAAGATAAAAATATTTATATATATAATGTTAAAAAATTATGGGAAAACTATGTATATAGATTCAACATATTGTAAAACTGAATTATGTCAAATTGGTAGTGAAATGAATACAGATAAAGCTCCATTTGCATTAAATAGTGTTTGTTGTAAGCATAGAAAAGGTTATACTGCAGTATATTCAATGTTGTTTTCAAAATATAAGAATGCGATTTTAAATTTTGCTGAAATAGGTATAGAAGCGGGAGCTAGTCTTTTAACTTGGAATAATTATTTTTCTGAAAAGTGTAATGTTTATGCATTTGAATTTGAAAAACAAAAGATAGAAGATGCTAAAAAATTAAATTTGAAAAATACTACATTTGTTCATACTGATGTTAATAATATTGAATATCTTGATACATCATTTAATGAAACAAACGTATTGTTTGATATAATTATTGATGACAGCACGCATAATATTGAACACCAGAATAATATTATAAACACAGTTTCAAAATATTTAAAACCAGGTGGCATGTTAATAATTGAAGATATTTATAGAAGACAACATATAAATAGTTATGTTATTAATACAGACATATGGGAATTTCATACATTTATTATATGTCATCATGAAAATAGAAATTGTTTTGATAATGATAAGCTTTTATATTTAATAAAAAAATAATATATTGGTTATAACTTAGTAAAATGATAAAATGTCTAATCTAAAGGTGTAAATATAAATAAAGCTTAAATATAATTTAACAATAAATATAATAAAATGCAAGTGAAAATAACAATGACAATGGAAAAACTGGTAAGTCGAATAGTGATTATTTGGATGTCAATATTAATGATCACAATTGGCTGTTTATATAATCACATGAATGAGACAGGTACTAATTATTATAGAATAGGACCACATGATGATTTTCTAGTTATTGGAATAAAAATTAATACAGGTGGAAAATATTTTTTAGTTGTTAGTTGTTGTTTTATTAATAGTTTGATAAGAAACACGATACATAATATTTTAAATCCATGGCTAATAAATAATGTGCAAGATATTAACATAGTAAAGCCGAAACAAATAAGAGGTTTTGCATATGAAGTGACGAATATTGTAACTATTTATACCTGGGTTGACTGGTATGTGTACATGAATTTATTGTTAGCACAAGTAGATTTATTTTTGACAGAAATGTTTGCAGATGTTTTGATGTCAGTTTTAACAACTT